ATAGAAGGGGTACTAGCACCAGAGCCACCGGCTGACAGGATAGGATTAAGACCAGCTGCCCGCAAATCAGCGACCTCACGCTGATGAGCGGTGTTTGACATCTTTGTGGCGTACTGTCTATCACGACCTTTCTCCTTCTGATTCCAAAGAGCCTGGGCAGAGGAAGAAAGACCACCAAAGATAGCACTAACGGGATCAAGACCCATAGCGTCACCTCCTAGAACCGGTTGCCAAGGCCAGGCACCGAGTAAGTCGGAAGCGGCCTGGTGCATTTGTAGTTGAAGTAATTGTCGAGGAGCAGCTCAGGTTCACTGGTCACCGCAACCACACGAGAGATCGGTGGATTCTCCTGGATGAATGTCGAGTTGAGAGCTGGCAGCGTAGCAAAGTCTTGAGCCAAATGATAAGAGTCAAGACTGGCCGCAGCGGACGATCGGAAAATTCCCGTGATTGTCGATAACTTGAATCGTAATTCAGCCCATCGCTCTTGATAGCCAAAAACGAGAGCATCATTCGCAGATCCATCACAGTAAATTTCCTGGTTAAGAACCTCTTGTTCACCGAGGTTCGCCAGGCTAGGCCAATAATAATCATACTTCGTTGTCCGAGTCCATAGACGGTCATAACCTTGCTGATAAGTGAGGTCGGCTTTCATGCAGACCATACCCAGAATTATGCAATGCTCGACAAAGGACTTCGTAAAGCCAACGTGGTTTTGTTGAGCGTAAGCGTAGGCAGCAAGGCCACCTTGTTCGGTGGTGTTAGTTTCGCTCGTTTGGGCAACGGGATGTACGTTGATCGGCGTGGATCCACCTCCCAGGTATTCACTTCTCTGGAGGCGGAAGTCGGGTGACGTCACCATAAAATGCGACTTAATTAATTCCACGTAGCGAGTACCGCCCCTGGCATCCTTGACCAGCATGTCTTGCAGTTGGAACGCTTCGATCAGAGAGTTGATGGTTGCAGCCGTGGCTGAGGATAAATCAGTGCGAAGACCACTGACCGCAGTGTTAATTCCAAGGGCGGTATTTGCTGGAGGTTGAGCAGCTGAAGTCGTGGCTGTACCTCGATTGACATTGTACGCAGTTTGATCGGCATAGAGACCGGTAGCATTGCTGGCGATACCGTAGTTGGTTGATCCGTCCCAAAGGCCGAGGGACTTTCCGTCAGAGATCACGGGAGCATAATCACCGAGAGGCAATTCAATGCCGTCGGTCGATTTCTGTGGCCAGGGGAGACAAGAAGTAAAATAATCTCTTCTTTTACATCTTTTATGAAGGCCATAATTACTCATGGTATCAGGTCCGTCACCCATGTCGAGTTGGGGATGGTCGATTAGGTTTTCGTCACGAAACCAATCATGATAGATCTTGTTGTAGGCCCGCCAGGGCAAGGCAGAGGGTTCGATCGTGTCAACACCGATCGGAAGCCCGAAGTAATCACCGAGATGGCCTTCTGTTATGCCGCCTGCGGTAATGTTCATATAAGGAACAGTGTAGTCGATAGAATCGCCAGGTGCATCCTGTTCACCCATAAAGCGGACCCAGTTGGTCCAGATTAAGCGGTTCGGAACCGCAAAAAAGAAGTAATCAAGACTCAAATTATCCATAAAGGGTTTTAAGGGGGTGGCTAACCTGGCAACGGTGGCGACCGAACACGAAAAAGTGTCTCCGGGATAACACTCGTCGACCAGGATTGGATATAAATACCCCCCATCTATAGTGGTTTTGTGGGAATGGGATCGATTAAAAGTCGATCGCTGGATTCTGGCCTGAGGAACGTTGTCGAAACGATTCCCCATGTGGCTTTTATTTCGCATACTCATGCTTCAATCATCCTTGATTAAATAGCAGGCGTCAGTAAGGCATTTGGGATCGAGTAACCCAAATGCCTGTCAATGGGCTATCGCCCTTAGGAAGACGGTTCCTGTGCCGTTGTAGGCACTTCTTCTGTCTGTCCGCCCAACGGGGCGGAAACTACTGGCTCCGCTGGTCGCTCGACTAGACCGAGTTCGATAGCTTCGTTTAAATTCGCAGGATCCTCAAGGAATCCAATAAGCTCCGCTGGATCGTTCTCGAAGCGCCGGCGGACAGCGGCCGGCAGCTCCATAAACATGTCTTGGGCTTCGATCACAGCGTTTCGGGCAGAATGAAAATCTCCAACGTTGGAGAAATCACCGTACCGGGGTTCCCCCTGGGCGATCGGGACCGCCTGGCCGCGTCGGGCTTTCGCCATGATCGTGTTGATGTTGCAAGCTTTCCTGTGCTTCTGTTCCGTCATGGACGGTGCAGCGGAAGATATGGCCACACGGCAGGATCCATTCTCCCGAGTCGTTTTGATCAATTCCATTTTCGTAATTTCTCCTGATGAATGAAAAGAGTTTCCAGACCAATCGGAGCATCCCTATTAGTTTGATTGGGGATCCTCCTTCTTATCTATTCCCAGGCAGCTGGCAACGGAACAACAGTGAGCTGGAGTCTGTCCTTCAAGGCGACCTTCTTTGTCCTCAAAGGTTCCCATGAGATATAGATCATAATCATCGGGAAATTGAATCACAGGGTGGTGACTTTGTTCACGTTGGATTCGTTGCGTTCCGCGTATCGCGTCCGGGAGGTTGTGAAAAAACATGGGGGGAAGGTAAAAACCTGTTTTGCGGTCGTGAAATGAGTAAAGTTGTATCATCATCTGATTCATAGCTCCTAGGTACTGAATGGGTTCGTTGTTTAACTATCTTTTCGCCAGCTTCAAGTCTGGCCTCAGGTAACGCATGGACGATCGCTCGCTGTTTTCTCCTTTCTTTAATCTTCGCGAGTTCTTCTGGATAAACTTCATCGTAAATAGCATCATAATACTTCGGTACTTTAAACTTCTTACCTTTCGAGGTCACATAGTCCTTAGGGTAAGCATCTCCGAAGTTATTTGCAATATAATTTTTAGCGATTCCTGGCCGCCTGCTCATGGTAATATACTCAGGTTCGATTATGACAAGATCCTCTGTAATCGGATCCCACTTTCGATAGTGATCCCACGCAGGACCGCCAGTAAGTTTTTTGAGACAGTACCGAGCAACATAAGCGGTAGACTCAGGAGTAACAGACCCGATAGTACAAAAACCGAGCTTAGTATAGAGCTTACCTTCACGGCGGAAAAGAGTATCGAGCTTATAGTACTTCGATTGTTCGACAGTAATCCGTTTAGACCACAGCTCTTCGAGGGATTCCGACACATAGATTTTGTTTCCTTTGACAGTTTTCAGTAATTCCTTGTCTTCAAAGTCGAAGTTAAATAGGATAGCATGGTGGTGCGGACGTTGAAAATTTTCGCCATATTCACCGCAGTGAAAAAAACGGATAGGCCAATGCACTCCATGCTCACGAGTTATTTCGCCGGTTGACTGATCAACCTCTGCCGGTAGATCCACAGCATCCGCACCGGCAAAGTTTTTGCGAAGGCGCTTCATAAATTTTTGGAAGTCCTTTTTCACAAGAGTTCCAGAACGTGACATGTTTTCTGGATTGAAGGTCAGGGTGATGAAGCAATTTTTAGAATACAGTGAGGCTTCATCCATACAGCGTATTGACCATTCTTTACTTTTTGAGATGCGACAGCCGATGCAGGTTCCACAGGGGATTACGAGCCAATCCAGAGTCGAGGCAATAGGGGGTTTCTTTTTGCCCACGATTACGACTTTGCGATTGCCCGAGGCTGTTCTTATATGGGGATGACGATAGGCGTTCAGTGGGTGATAGCATGGCATCCAGTGATTCCTTTCTGCTTGTTAATCCGCAGCATGCAACGGATAGCGACACACTAGGTCGTGTTTGTCATTCCTTTGACAAACAACTTGCATATATGGAGAGGCGGAGGACCTGGCCGCCATTGGAAGATAATACCCGAGGCGGAATCCGTTCCACCCCGGGTACACCCATTTCACTTACCACCGGACAGATTAAAAACCGGTGGTAGTATGAGGCCCGTTGGGCCATGAATTAGAGGCGGATACCTCCTCTTGGGGATCCCCCAAGGAAGTTCCGCTTGTTCGTTTTCTTGGCAGTGCGTGAGAAAAGACGTTTCGATCGCTTACGACTCATTCGTTTGCGTCTCATGATGTCTCCTTAATGAGGTTCGAGGTTAGGCAACAATTCGCCCGTTTCGGTATCAAGCCATCCACCAATCTTCTGATTGACGGTATGGTTGCGATTGTTGATGGTTTTGTTTACCACACTGGACGGTCCCTTTTTCAAGTTCAGCAATGCTTTCGCACTGTTCAGGATACCAGTGCCGGCGGACGTAATCCAATTACGCATACCCGACCGGCTTGTAAGGTTGCTCAGATCCACAAGGAACTTGAGACCAGGGGACCGATTGTACAAGTCAGCCATGCCCTTGTCAACATCGGCAGAGGCTTTCGCCGAAGTGGCTTCAGCGTCGATCTTCTTCACTTGCGAAGTGGCGAGCTGCTTTCCTGTGCTGGATTGCGTGAGCTTCGCGATATTTCCAGCAACATCAGGAGCAGGCACAGACCCGATAGAAGGGGTACTAGCACCAGAGCCACCGGCTGACAGGATAGGATTAAGACCAGCTGCCCGCAAATCAGCGACCTCACGCTGATGAGCGGTGTTTGAC